ACGTCTTACAGACATCTTTGAACGAAGTGCGAGGAAGTGCGAGGAAGTTTCATCGAGCTCACACCAGATGGAAAGAAATGTGTCTGCATTGATTAGATGCTTACCTTGGAAACAGACAATTGAGGCTAGATTATGCCTCATAAAAAGGATACATGCCAAGGTTCTAGTGTCTCGTGGCGAAATGCGCCACTGGGTTTGGAAATGTTGCGATTGCCTTATAGGGCAAGAAAATGAAGGAGAAAATAAAGATGGCAAAGACAAAAATTGAGATTAACAAAGAAATTCCTAGTAATCGTGAAGAATTAGTAGACAAGATTGAAGACCTTGGTCGTCAAGAGCGAATAAGAGCTAAGATTTCGCTTCAAATGAATGAAGCTATAACAAAGCTTAAGCGCAGGTATGAAGAAGAAGCAGAGCCTGCTAACACTAAGATTAAAGCTCTGATAGCTGGTATAGAAGCATACAGTATTGTTCATCGTGACGAACTTACAGAAGGTGGAAAAACTAAAACTGTAACACTTCCAACTGGAACACTTTCATGGCGTAAAAGTCCTCCTTCAGTGCGAATTACTAAGGCTCCTGCTGTTATTGAATTACTCAAGAAAAAGGGTCTTTCTCGTTTGATCAGAGTAAAAGAAGAAGTTAATAAAGAACTCATTCTTGCTGAACAAGCTTCGGTAATAAGTCTTAAGGGTATTTCTATAGTAAAAGAAAAAGAAGTTTTAAGTATTGAACCTTTTGAAATCAAGCTAGATACAGCCTGATCTAACTGAACACTTGCAGGGGTTTAAGCTCCTGCAAGTGTTAGGAGAATACTGTAATGGTCAGTGAAGGTGTAAAAGCAGCTATAAAACGTTGCAGAGAAAAACAAAAGACTTGGGGTCAGCAAATGAAAAAGGATGGCTGGAAAGGCTGCCCGATTTGCAAAAGCATTCCAATAGCAAAAGGTGAAAAGATGTGTGCCCGATGCGAGTGTAAAAGGAGCAAGAATTTTGGAAACCACAGACGAACGTAGAAACAAAGATTTAGCAATGATTAACATAGCAAGGAAAGAGTTGGGGCTTGATGATGATGTTTACAGAGGCATATTAAAGCAAGTTTGCAATGTTGACTCATTAAAGCATTTAGATCAGCCAGGACGAAGAAAATTAATAGCTTATTTCCGGGGTAAAGGTTGGGGCAAAAAAGACTATACAAAAGGCAGGCCTCACAACATGCAAGCCCCCGGACGTAAAAGGCAGTTATCCAAAATACAAGCTTTATTAGCTGAAGCTGATAGGCCTTGGGCGTATTTAGATGGAATGGTAAAAAGAATGTGCAAGGTTGATAAATTAGAGTTTTGCACTCCAGCCCATCTAAGCAAGATTATATCAGCTTTAATGAAAGACGCTAAAAGGCACGGTAGAAAGGTAGCTTAAGCATTTGGAGGTAAAGTTATGCGTAGACCAATAAATGAGTATCCAGAAGTTCTAGCTGCTATTGCTGATGCTGTGGCAGAAGCCCTTATTAATAGAGGGAAAATAGTATCAGAAAGTGAAGCAGCCGAAATAGGAATAATTTGTGCTGACATGGTTAGACACACATTTGGGGGCGAAGACTTCTATATTCCAAAAGGTGTAACACTTGAATACACAAAGCGTGACCTAGACATTCAAGAAATGCTTAAAACAGCAACAATGAAAGACGTCTGTGATAAATACGGAATAACAAAACGTAGACTTTACCAAATACTAAAAGCACTTAAAGCCGGTATACAAGTAGGCGAACAACTAACATTTGATGTTTTGTGAATAGAGGAAGTTTGAGAATGACTAAACTGGACCCATATACCATAAAGATAGTGGCAGAAAGCTTATTGAACTTCATTCAAAAGTGTATAGAAGCTAATAAGGAAGGTCTTAACTTAAGACCAATAGACGGTATTAAAACATTACTTGAATGTTATAAAGAAAACCCAAAATGGGCAGTTGACTTTATTGCACCAAAAGAGCGTCAACATAAAAAATTCAACCCTGCAAACGGAGTATTCTACAAATTTTGGGGTGCAAAATCAAAGGGAGTGAAAAATGTCACTAGATAGTGTTTTACATAGAGAAATTGAGAAAAATAAAGAGTTAAAAGAAAAGCTTTTACTGATTGGCTTTGCTTTGCAACGAGCAAAGGTATCTGTTGATGAACTTGAAGAAGGTTTACGGCAATGGCCTGAGGGCAAGCAACCTGATGTTCTAATAGCTCTATTTTCTTATGCCAATGATGTTCGAATTGAGCTAAATAATGTCTCAAAAGTTGCTGGTAACGACAATACTGAGTTGGTAGCCTTTCAAGTGATACCACAGGGACAATTAGAGCAATGTGCAATCTAATTATTGCTTCAATAATTGGAGCATTTCTGTTGCTTCTTCTAGAAGATAGCGACTGGATGAATAAAGGAGGAAGGTAGATTATGATTACTATATTTAATGTTGAACTTAGCGATAATGTTGTGAACTATCTCAAAAAGATTTATAAGAATCAGCCGATGGCTCTTGAAGCTCTTGATGAAGAAGTTTTAAAGAGACAAAAACATGGTTCTATGATGCCTAAATATAAAACTAGAAAATCACTAGAGGCAGAACCACCTTCAGATGCGAGACACATAATGTTACACCAAAGTGATGGCTCATTCAAACATATGGGCTCGGTTTTTATTTATAGTGGCAAAGAAGATACAGAAGGAGAAATGTAGATTATGACGACTGAAATCATGAAATGGCAAAAGAATAAGGCTTTTTATAAAAAAATGTATGACTTCTTAGTTTTTGCAAGACAGCGTAAACCATCTGTTGGATTAGTGTTGATAAGCAATAAGCAGGTTCTTACAGCTAATGAAGCAGAGCTTGCATTAGATGAATTCTTTGGTATAGATCGAGAAAAGCTAGAAGAAGAAATAGATGAAATTTTGAATGGCTTTGAGGCAATGTCTGATGATGACCAGCTCGATTATATTCTTAGTGAGAAGCGCAAGATAATAATTGAAAGTGGAATGTCTCCAGCAGCATTACGAGTAATTCAGGAGTCAATGCTTGGTATAGCACCTGATAATAAAGCACGTATTGAAAACAGTATAGTGAGTGCTGACACATGATTTGACTGTAAATTCATCGAACAAAAAAAGAGCTGGTATAACTACTGGCTCTTTTTTTGTCATAAGTGAAGTGCTTCAATGGTTTAAGGTGCTATGACTTTGATATCTTCAAGTCACAGCAAGGAGAACATTGTGAAAAAAACTACTGAAAACCTGAATGAAAAGACACTTGAAGAGCAACCAACTACTTTCAATTACATTGTCGCACAAGAAAAATTCGACAAACTTCAAACCCTGAAACAAGACCATGTAAGCACCTTGGACACCTGCAATACAAAAGAAATGCTTGTCAAAAAACTTCAGCTAAGTCTTGAAGAATTGGTTCTTGAAATTCAATGGAAAGACAAAGAAAAGAAAATTCCAATGTATCCTCAGGACGGGAAAAAGTATAAAGAATTTAAAAGCAGAATTGAGTTAGCTTCTCAGGAGCTACAACAAGCTACAGATGAGGCGAAACAAAAAGGGAATACAATTGCAGACCTTGAAAAAGAGCTTAAAAAATATGAGTATAATATTCCAGCTTTAGAAGTGGTAACTATCCAAAAACAATGTAAAGATGCATCTGAAAAAGTTGATGCTCTTCAATGTGCCATTCTTGATCAAGAAAATATCAAGGAAAAAGCAAGTTCTAGTGTTCCTTCAATGCAAGATTTAGACAAGGATAGAGAGAATTTACTTGCAAAAATCACACTTGGAGAAGCAACAACAAAAGATTTGAATAGCTTTGACAAGAAATATGCCAAAGAGCAGGGTAAAATACAAAAAATTAAGAAAAATTCAAAAAGTATTATTTTATCCGCAAATCAGACTATTGCAGGACTTCAAAGACGCTTAACCAATGCAGAGACCCAATTAAATACTTTAATAACTCAAAAAGATACAGTCCAACTTCATTTTTTAAGAAGTGAAATAGAAAAGACTGGTGACGAATATTCAGAGCTAGCTAATTCCCTAATAGAAAAGTATAAAAGGATTCTAGGACTTGAGGGTTTGATGCGAACTTTTATAACGAACCCAAAAATAAGAGGTATTAACTATCATGACTTTAGAATACCAACATTTTCCTTAAGAGCTTTCGGTGACACACATTCAGACTATCGTCATGGAGGTTTCTTGCCTAAAGCCAGACTTGCTAGTCAATCTCTGATAATTCTTAAGGATGTCGAGAAAGAAAGAATAAGCAAGCTGGGTATCGACTTGGGTTAATTTCTTACATTAGAACTCAAATACATACTTAGTCGTGTCATACGCTTTAATAAGCGTGTTAGAGAAGTTAAAAAGGAGACCACATGCCCCAGATAGAAATTTTTAAACCAGGCACATTTTCAGCTATGTCAGGTGATGAAATCACTTTTTCAGAACGTGAACTTTCTGCTTGTGCAGATGCTTATGACACAAAAGTATTGCAAGCACCTCTTGTAATCGGTCATCCTGAGCATGATAATCCTGCATATGGACAAGTTAAAAGCCTCATAATGGTTAAAAACCGTCTAATAGCAACACCTGAAAGCATTGAGCCTCAATTCGCTGAAATGGTTAGAAACAAGCGTTTTCCTCGTGTATCAGCAAGCTTTTACACACCTGACAGCCCACAGAACCCAAAGCCCGGAAATTATTATTTGAAACATGTCGGTTTTCTTGGTGCTGCTGCACCTGCCCTTAAAGGTCTTAAAGCACCAGCATTCAAAGAAGCTGAAACAGATACTATAACCGTGGAATTTTCAGAAGCCAGTGAAATGTCTCCTGAAGATCTTGCAAAGAAAGCACAACAATATCAGGACGAACAAGCCAATTTAGGACATGTCATACGCTTTAGTGAATGTGTTGAAGCAGTTAAATAAAGGAGAATACAATGCCTAACAATGCACCATTTCCTATTCAACCCGATCTAACAGCTGTTGCTATTGGATACCGTAACAAGACATTAATCAGTGACGGAGTTCTTCCTAGAATTCCAGTTTCAAAGCAGGAATTTAAATACCTTAAGCACGATATGTCTGAAGGTTTTACTATTCCTGACACAAAAGTTGGGCGTAAATCTGCACCAAATCAAATTTCATTTTCAGCTACTGAAGTAACAGAGAGCACTAGAGATTATGGTCTTGAGGATCCTATTCCGCAGGCTGACATTAATAATGCTCCACATAATTACGACCCTATCGCACGTTCCACAGAAGGTTTAACAGACCTAATTCTACTGGATAGAGAAAAGCGAGTAGCTGATTTAGTTCAAAACTATGATAATTATGCAACTAGCTCTAAAGTAACGCTTTCTGGGACTGATCAGTTTAGTGATTTCGTCAATTCTGACCCGATTGAAGTAATTATGAATGCCCTTGATTCAATGATAATGCGTGGAAACATAGCAGTTATGGGACAAGAAGTATTCAGTATGCTATGTCGTCATCCAAAGTTGTGCAAAGCTATTCATGGAAATTCTGGTGATGTTGGAATAGTTAACGCAAAAGCTATTGCAGACCTTTTCAACTTAGAAGCTTTTTTCGTTGGTGCAGCATTTGTTAATATTGCTAAAAAAGGCCAAACAGCAACATTAGCAAGAGTTTGGGGTAAACACTTTGAATTGATTTATCGTAACCAGCTTGCTGATAACAGAAGTGGTGTCACTTTCGGCTTCACAGCCCAATGGGGAAGCCGTATTGCTGGTGCAAACCCTGACAAAAACATTGGTCTTCGTGGTGGACAAATACTTCGTGTTGGCGAATCAGTGAAAGAAGTAATTTGTGCTAACGACCTTGGATACATGATTAAAGACGCAGTAGCGTAAGATATCGACTTGATTTAATTTCTTACATTTGGAGGTAAGATTAATGAATAATAGCGACATACCCGAGGTTTTAGCCTGTCTTTCAGAGATTACAAATGATGCAATAAAAGAACATGACATCCCTGACACAGATGCTGACGAAATTTCTTCAGAAGTTGTAAATAAGATGGCAAAAAGGTTTGGAGGAGAAACAGTTTATTTCCCTCAAAATTTCCATTTTAATCGTGCAAAACGAAATGAAGGTATCTTTAAAGCACTTGACAATGGAGTTCCATGCAAGGAAGTTGCTCGTAAATATAAACTCTCATCGAGAAGGATCAGACAAATTGATGCTTCCAGATAGCCTAATGATTTAATTCGAATGGCTCAGTATCTTATCAATTTTAAAAAATAATTTTGTGCTCTTCACACAAAAAAAGCAATCGCCTCCTTAGAGATTGTATTTGAAGCTGCCTAGAAATTAGGCAGCTTCATTTTTTTGTAATTTATCATTGATATAATAGATACCTTTTCGAAACACTTGTATTTAGGGGACTTACATCAGATTTTTGTGTTTTTGGACACATGGATTGACTGTAAGCTAATATGTTCAAAAATTTACAGTCAAACCATGTGTCTTGACATGTCAATCCATGTGTCGCGTTACAATTACACATGTTAAGTTGCTTTTTTTTGTTTGCCATATTCAATATTCCAGCGAATGCTAACTTGCTTGGCAATCTTACAGCTATAAACACAATTCTAGAATTTATCATTGTTCACTGTTATCGCCTCTCTGATGCATTATTTCACAGTGGTGTAGCAAAGTTTTCAGACTCCACAGAAACGCGTCCATTGCCTTGCACAAAAAAATCTGT